AAGAAACATTATATCAGACTTATACTATTCAGACGATGAGCTCATAACTCATTAATATTTCAATTGCATGGTTACTATTTACTTGTTATAATAAATAAACACTAGAGGTAAATTATGGCTAAGGCACCAACAACCGAAATTCCAGAAGCAAAAATACGAAACGCAATTTGGTATCTTAAATCAGGAAAAACTAAAAAGTTTGTGTGTGAGTTTCTTGGTATTGCTTACAACACTAAAAAACTAGACACACTGATTGAAGACTTTCACAAAAAGAATGAACGAGAAGCAGAACTCAAAAAAGCTGCAAAAGTAAAAGTATTCACACAAAAAGAAAAAGAAGGTATTGCTAAGCAGTACCTAGCTGGCGAAGCGCAATCAGTATTAGCTAAGCAGTACTTTATCTCTCCTCAAAGAATTAAAACAATTCTTATGGAGATGAACACACCAATTCGTGGTCGTGGTAAAAACTCCGAAGCTAAAGTAGACCATATTGTACAAGACTTAGAAGTTAAATTTAAAGCTGGAGATAAAGTATTTCTAGCTAAGTATAACTGTTTTGCTATTGTTCACCAAGTATTTGATGAGGATTATCTAGAATACTTAGAAAATGGTAGACAGCGCTATGTTGAGCTGTACCCTTTTAAACCTAATAAGCATGGCATGGCTGGTAGATATAGTGAGCCTGCACAAGGTGTTCACTATGAAATTTATTGGGTTTTAGAAGATGGAACAGAATTTAAACTATCCGCTATGAAATCAGTGCGGAATCGAATTATGGAAAAAATCGAAGAAACTGGTAGAGAGTACTATACTGTATGGAGAGACGATGGAGATAATTGTTTTCTTTATGCTATGAGAGACGAACTTTACCCAGTTAAGGCAGGATAATGGCAGTAGACTTACAAAAACTAGCTCTGCGTAGATTACTAGATACGCAGAGTAATGACCTATATTCCAGGTTATTGAATCAATATTTTACCGGAATTAATGCAATACTTTATGACAAAATAAAGTCATTCTATAAAGCTAATGTACGTCTTCCATCTACAGAAGAAATACTAGCAATTAGAAAAGATGCTGCGTTACAAGATTATTTAGAAAATCAAATTTATGCAGAAGATAATTCGTGTGAAGGTTTACAAGACGAGTTTCTAATTGCACAGCTTCAAGACTACTACATCCGTGAAGAAACTATTTCATTCATGGATAAGATGATTGATAACCTAGATAATTTAGAAAAAGTAGAGATTGTAGATAAACTACAAAATCATCTACTACATCTTAATAAAGCCATACCTCATGACGACGAGCTATATGACGTAGCTGAGCTTGATTTCTTTCCTAATGAAGAAGATTTTAAAATCTATCCATCAGGGCTATCACACGAATTTGATAGTATTAACGGTGGATTTGCTACTCAAGAACTAGTACTACTTGGCGGTCGTAGAGGGTCAGGTAAATCTATTATTTCTCTAAACCTAGCATTAAACCGTTTTCTTCAAGGAAATACGGTATCGTTTTTTACTATTGAAATGCGTTATAAAGAAGTATATGACCGAGTACAGTCTATTATTTCTGGTGTGCCTTTCTTAGATATTTTTAGAAATCAGCTAACTGATAGTCAGAAACTACAAATGGCTAGAGCAAAGTTTGATGTTTTCTATGAAAAATCAGATATAGTAACTAATCTACTAGGAGAGCTTGAGCAAGCACGTGACTTTAAAAAGTTTGAGCAGAGAGTAAAAGCTGAGAAACCTAAACTAAAAGAACATAGACTATTTATGATTGACGATGAGGGTTTAACGCTCAATCGTATTGACCACTATAACAATATGTTTGCTAGTAAATATCCAAACTACAATATGAGTGTAGTAGACTATATTAACATTATCAAACACGAAGACCAAAAAGATTGGAAAACTCAGATTACTATTGCCGATAGTTTGAAGTCCCAATCAAGAAAGTATGACCTAACTATGATTTCACCATATCAGATTGATGCTAGCGGTGAGGCTCGTTTTGCTAAAGGTATTCTAGATAGTGCTGATAGAAGCTTTAACTTCTTTCCACCGCCAGAAAATGAAGATAGAAGCCTTAATAATAAGGTCACTATTCACACAACTAAAATGCGTAACGGTAAACATATGAGTTTTGACGTACTGATGGATTGGTCTTGTGTAAAAATTAACCCAAACGTATCTGAAGTGATTAATGAAAAGCCGCATGGAGCAGCAAAGTTTGGCTCAGATAACGAAGTGCAAGGACCTAGGGATATATAATGGATTTAGTAGAGCTATTAAATAAACGAGGTATCCCTTATAAAAAGACTAATAATCCTTATGAGATATTAGTTACTTGCACTAGCGGATTACATCAAGATAATAACGCTAGTTTATCATATAATCTAGAAAAACACATATTTAACTGTTGGAGTTGTGGTTTTCGTGGTGGTGCTACTAAGTTTCTTCAGTCTATTGGAGAAACTGTTCTAATTGATTTTGATAGTAAACAACCTTACAGAATCAAGAAGCTTAAAGAAAAACTAAGAGCAAAGATTGAAGTAGACGATATTAAGCTGCCAGATGATAGAAAAATATATCTAGAAGAGTTTAGAGGTATTGATGCAGCTATCTATAGAGAGTTTGCGGCTTTCACCACTAATCAAATGGATTTAACAGACTATCTATGTGTGCCTGTTTATCAACACGGCAAATTAAAGTTTATTGAAGGCAGACTACTAAGAGACTTGCCTAATCAGCCAAAATACTATAGACGTCCAGCAAAAGCTGTAGTATCAGATGTGTTATTTCCACTAGATAAAATTAAAAATACTAACTACGTTATTTTAGTAGAGGGTATGTTTGATGCAATTAATATGTGGAAAATAGGCTATAAAAACACGCTGTGTATATTCGGCACCACTAACTTTAGTAAGAAGAAACTAGACTTATTAGATAATATGGGAATTACTAGAGTAGATATTATGATGGATTCTGATGCTCCTGGTGTAAAAGCAGCAGAGAAAATAGCTGAAATGTTGGATTCACGCAATATTTATGCTAGAATTATAACATTACCAAAAGGCGTTGACCCTGGCGAGTTAACTAAAGAACAAGCAGAGAGGCTATTAAAGTGACAGAAGTATGTTTTGTATTCGCAAGCACTGCGGAAAAAGAAGCTAAAAAGACTATTGATAAATATCTTAAAAATGTTGAATACGACGTTAAGTATTTATCTTCGCAACCCAAAGAAAAAATCCTGAAAAAAGATGTAGACCTAGATTTAGCTGAGCTATCTGGGTATAAAATCACATGCCCAATCGGTGCTGACGCATTGAAGTATGTTGCTGGTATGACAGGTATTCAAAAGTATAACGGTGTATTTGTAGAGAAGAAGTATCTTCCTATTATGCATCCGAATATTATTTTGATTAAGCCTCAGATTGAGGATGATATTAAAAAAGCATTCAATCAAATTCCAAAGCTACTAACCGGTGAAAATCTAGGTGTAGAGATTGAGAAAGACTATTGCTTTGTAGAAACTGAGCAACAGTTTCAAAGCTATAAACAACAGCTTGACGATGCTGCTATTATCGTAGCCGATATCGAGACCACTAGCGTATCGCCATTTACAGGTACTATTCTAGGTGTAGCCTTATCTACTAAGGCACACCAAGGTATTTATGTATCTGCTGAAATTGTGCAGAAACATAAGAACTGGTTCTATAATCTATTTAAAACTAAAAAAGTAATTTTTCATAACGCTAAGTTCGATATGGGATTTATGGCACATGAGTACGGATTTGAGTTTCCAGACTTTGAAGATACTATGTTGCTGCACTACTGCCTAGAAGAATCTGTTGGTACGCACGGTCTAAAACCACTAGCTATGCGTTTCACTGATTTGGGTGACTACGAACGCGACCTAGACGAGTATAAAAAGACTTGGGCTAGAAAAAACAAAGTAAAGCTTGAAGACTTTAACTACGGAATGTTGCCTAGCGATATTCTTGCTCCTTACGCTTGTAAGGATGCTGATGCTACCTTCCAACTATTTAGCAAGTTTATGCCTCTGGTAGATAAGAGTCCAGAGTTTACTAAGCTGTATCGTGATATTCTTATCCCTGCTACTTATGCTCTACGTAAACTAGAGAAAAACGGCGGACCTGTAAACAGAGCACAGGTTGAATGGCTCGCAAATCAGTATGAAATCGACGTAGAAGAATGTTTGGCTGAGATTGCTAACTCAGAAGCTGTAGCTCGTTTTGAGCGCATTCATGGTAAGATTTTTAACCCTAACTCAACTGCACAGTTGAGAGAGCTATTCTTTAATATTCTAAATATTAAGCCAACAAAGAAAACAGAAACTGGTGCATGGTCTGTAGACAAAGAAGTTCTCAAGGAAATTGACCATCCTCTAGCTGAGGCTATCCTAGACTTGCGTGAAAAGTCTAAGATGGCTGGTACGTATATTAGTAATATTCGTAGAGGCATTGACTATGATGACCGTCTACGTAGTGGATTCAATATTCACGGTACTACTTCTGGTCGTCTATCATCTAGCGGTACTCTAAACTATCAGAATATCCCTCGTGATAATAAAGATATTAAGAAGCTATTTCGTGCTCGTCCTGGCTATAAGATTGTTCAGTGCGACCTTGGTACTGCAGAAGTTTACTATGCTGCTGTGCTTAGTGCTGACAAATTCCTACAACAGGCGTTCATTGATAAGCTAGACTTTCACTCGTATGTAGCTAAGCAGATGTTTAACCTTCCTTGTGAGGTTAAAGATGTTAAGAAGCTATACCCTAATGAGCGTCAGTATGCTAAAGCTATCACTTTCGGTATCATGTATCAGGCTGGACCAGCTAAGATTGCTGAAACAGTTAATAAAGATGCTAAAGCCGGTGAAGAAATTAGCGTGTCTCAGGCTAAACAGTTTATTAACAAATACTTTAGCGAAGCTAAAGCACTAAAACGCTTTATTGACGCTTCAAACGACCAGATTGAGAACTATGCTTATATTTATGCGTTTTTCGGTCGTAAGCGCAGACTTCCTGAAGCAAAAGCTCCAAATCCTGGCGTAGCTAAACATGCTATTCGTTCAGGAGTTAACTTTCTTGTTCAATCAGTAGCCTCTGATATTAACGTTCTAGGACTTATTGACCTAATCAAGTGGGTAGAAACTAATGGTTATGATGATGTTATCAAACCTTTCACTGTAGTTCACGACTCTATCGTATCTGAAGTGCGAGAAGACTTAGTGCCTCTATACATTGAGAATGCTCGTCGCTGTATTCAGACTGACCGCGGTTTGTCTATTCCTAACTGTCCTATTAAAGTAGACTTTGAAGTAGGTGATAGCTGGGGTGAGTTAGAAAATGAAAAAGAGTATCTCGAACAAATTTCATAATATAGCTTACCCTATATTTACTACAACTAGTAGACCATATAAAATAGAGTATTCTATAGATAAAATCTACTTCCTAAAGTCTCCAGATAGCAAAAAAGAGTTGATTGACGACAAAAACTATTCTGGAGACTACTTTGCACGATTATTACAAATTACCGATAGGTTTAAGTTTGATAATACTTGTAAAAATCTACAAGACTTATTAATGAGTAAAGCTAGATGGGGTATGGATAGTAAAGCCATACCCCATGATTTTTCTCAGCTTGTGGCAGTTCCAGCAGAGAAGCGTAGGGTTACAAAAATTGACAATAGTTTAGTTTGGGTAAGAGGTATTTCTTATCCATTTGAAATAACGACTTCAGAAAGTTTTAGTAATCTTGACGAATTATATGTTACAATAATCCATGTAAATGGAGAATGGTTTATAAAAGATTTTTCGTATGATAAAGTTTTAAAAAGACCATATGTATATGTATGACAAAAGTAAAAGTAGATAAGATAACAATAGCTGAAAAAATTTATATAGATAAGAGTGGTGTAGAAGATTCTTCTGACCTTCTTGCAGCTTATACTTATAATAACGGTGATGAGTTTTTATCTACTATAGAAGAAACTGAAGAACATTTCATAGTACCTTCTAATTCTTATCATAAATTAGAGTGGAATAACCTTCAAGATGATAGGCATTTTGAACATCTAGACTATAGCTTAGAATTTAAAGGTACTTTACGACCAGAACAACAAGAAGCTGTAGATAAGTTTTTTATAAGCACCAGAGCTAGAAGCGGTTTATTACAAGCTAAACCTGGATGGGGCAAAACATTTGCTGCATGTAGTTTAGTAGCTAGAAATAATAGCAAAACACTTATATTAGTACATACAGTACTATTATTTGAGCAGTGGATAGAGGAAATAACAAAACAATTACCTGATGTTACTCCAGGTAAGATAGGTGATGGTTTTTTTAATATTCAAGATGTAACAGTAGCGATATATAAAACTGCTTATAATAACCTACCTACCTTAAGAGACGCTTTTAGCACACTTATAGTAGACGAAGCACATAAGTGCCCAGCAGATATGTTCTCGACTGTTGTCAATAATATCAATGCTAAAGTAAAAATAGCTATTACTGCTACTCCTCGTCGTAAAGACGGTAAGCATGTATACTTAGAAGACTTTTTCTCACCGTTTAAAGTAGTAGCAGATGATTCTAGAGCATTAGCTATACCATCTGTTACTTTAGTGCTTACTGATTTTAAATTTGGTATTGTTGACCCTAAACGTGACTGGTCTAGAGCTATCAATAAGCTGTGTGGCGACGCAGATTATCAACAACTAATAGTAAATAAAGCTATAAGCTACATAAAACAAGGTAGATGCCCTCTTATCATCGGTGATAGAGTACAGATGCTAAAAGATATGCAGAAACTAATTCCCGATAGCATATGTGTTATAGGAGAATCAGATAGTGCAATACGAGAAGATGCTTTAAAAAATCTCGGCACTAAGTATAAAGCTATATTAACTACTAAATTATTTGACGAAGGTATTAGCTGTCATAGATTAGACACGCTATTCTTCACCTGCCCTAGTAATAACCCTGTTCAATGGGAGCAACGTATAGGTAGAATTGAAAGACTGCACCCAGAAAAGCAATTTCCGCTTATAGTAGACTTTTGGCTTTCTGGTAAAGTAGTTAATAGACAACAACAAGCTAGATTATTATGGTATCAACATCGTGGCTATAAACTACTTTAACTGGTCTGAGATTTGGTCTTTAAGCAATAAAGATATTTCCTCAATAATTTGTTTGGTTTATGCTCAAACTTCAGACTATAATGAATTATCAGCTAAAACAATGATGTATAGATTAAAACTAGATCATATAGCACCCGAGCTGTTTCATCGTAAAATCTTTACTCAATATAAACACACATTAGTATGTAATTACAAGACAAAAGACATACAAAACTACTTTAAAAATAGTTCGTTTTTATACACATATACTTCAGCTAAATATAAAGCTGTGTATATAAAAGCGCTAGGATTAAGAAGGTTATCAGATGATAAGTCTTATATACCACTTAAATACTTTCCTAATGTAACGTATAACCCGTTTTTAACAGTAGATAGCAAGAATATATACTTTCCACTAGAGTCCTCGGTCTGAGGAAACACACCACTAAGAACTAAGTTCATTTAAGGAGAAACCAACATGGTAGCTTGGGAAAAAGCCAAAGGCAAACAAACAACCGGAAATCAAAACAAAAGAGACATTGAACGCGTAACTCTGGGTCTCGGAGATACAAAGCTACGTTTAGTAGGCGATGTACTACCTAGATACTGCTATTGGGTTGTAACTAAAGACGGCAAAAAAATGCCAGTCGAATGTCTACAATTTGATAGAGAAACAGAAAGCTTTAATGCTAATATCAAAGACCCATTTAAAGAAATGGATGCTGATGTTTACGCAGAAAAACCACAATTTGCGTATGTATGTAATGTAATTGATCGTAAAGACAATAAAGTAAAACTTCTTGATTTGCGCTCTACTATTTATGCTCAGATTGTAGACTATGCTACAAATCCTGAGTACGGCTCACCAGCAGATTCTGAGAGCGGTTATGACCTAACTCTTAAGAAAGAAAAGACTGGGCCGCTTCCACAGAACGTAAAGTACACAGTTATTCCCGCTCGTAGCAGCAAGGCGCTAAGCGATGAGGAACGCGCTCTAGAACTTTATGACCTATCTAAAATCTTTAAACGTCAGACTTATGATGAGCAAAAGCAATGGTTGTTAGAAAATACAACTCTATTTGCTGGAGATGCTAGCAATGAGTTCAAGCCTGAAGGGGTTGATGACTTAGCATGAAGAAGTCATTAACAGAACTAGCCAAAAAAACTAGTACTAGTAGTGATACTACTACAAGAAGTTTTGGTGCGTTTAAGCAAATAAATGGTACTCAAGCTGTAATTGATTTAGATGTTTTAAGAAAATATAATATCTTTTTTGCTACACCTTGCTATGGCGGTATGCTTACAGATCAGTTCTTTTTAAGCATGTTTAGAGTATCTCAAGTGCTTATGCAACATGGTATTAATTTTAGAATTACTACTCTGCGTAACGAAAGCTTAATCTCTCGCGCTAGAAATATTCTTACTGCTATGTTTTTAGATAGCGACTGTACTCATTTAATGTTTATTGACTCAGATATTGAGTTTCAACCAGAAGACATTTTACGAGCGCTAGCTTATGATAAACCAGTTATTGCTGGAGCTTATCCTAAAAAAGCGTTACCTATACAGTATGCTATTAACTTTAAATTTGTTAATCCAGAAACAAGACAGATCAGAATAGAGAACGGTGCTGTAGAAGTTCTAGATGCATCAACAGGTTTCTTCTTAATTAAAAGAGAAACTATTGAAAAGATGATAGTAGCACATCCAGAGCTTCACTATCGTAATGATTCTAATATTGACCCAAAACTCAATAAACATTGTTACGCCCTTTTCGATACGATGATCGATCCAGATGATAATCGTTATCTATCTGAAGATTACACTTTCTGTAGACGCTGGCAAAAGATGGGTGGAGAAATTTGGTTAGATCCAAACACTAAACTCAATCACGTAGGCAGCTATACTTTTGAAGGCGACGTTTCTAAAATTATCGGGTAATAAATAAAAAGGCGGGGAGCAATCCCCGCCTTTGAAACTCCGTTTCAATGTTTCAGAATATGTATTTATGTCTCAAAATAACAGGCGCAGTTGTCCCACCAAACAATGTGTAACTCCGTTACACGCTAAACGTATAAACGCGCTACGCAGCGTTATACAAAAACTTTGTAGCGTTATTCCACAGCTGTGAAATATTGTGCGACCCGTATTCGATAACGTTGTACAGCTTGTGAACAAATAATAGCACAAGAACAGAAAAGAGTCCAAGTTTATGATTAAAATTTTAAGCTCAGCAGATTGGCACGTTAATCTACATCGCAAAAAGATTCCTAGACAGTGGCAGATGAGCCGTTTTCAACTGCTGTTTAATAAGCTGCTAGAGCTAGAAACTCAGTGCGACGTACATGTTATAGCTGGTGATTTGTTTGATAAAGAACCAGACCCTGATGAAATATGCTTAGTGCTTGCATATCTAAACTCAGTACAAAAACCTACAATTGTTGTTCCAGGTAATCACGAAGCCACATCTCGTGGTCGCACATTCTGGGAACACTTTAAACTAGAAAATACAATTAAGAATCCACTAGTACACATTTTTACTGAAAATGGACGTATTGAACTTGCTGGACAAGGATTTTGCGCTTTTCCATATGGCAGTGTGCAAACAGATAAACTGCCAGATTATGTAGATGGCGACGTGCTAATAACTCATATTCGCGGTGAAGTGCCTCCACATATTACTGCTGAGTATGATTTTGAAAAACTACGTCCTTGGAAGCTAGTACTGCTAGGTGATTTGCATTTTAGACACCGTTACAAAGACTACTCAGTTTACTATCCTGGTTCTCCTCTAAACACTACATTTGACCGTGACGATAAACGAGAATATGGAGTTGACATTATCACGATGCGCAGCATTGACGACTATAGCGTAGATTTTGTTAATCTTAAGCTGCCTAAGCTAATTCGTCGTACAGTCTCAGTCAACGAGCCGATGGTACAAGATTTATATCACCACGTTATATATGAAGTAACTGGGTCTATTGATGAACTAGCTAAAGTCAAAAAGACTGATATGCTAGATAAAAAGATGGTAGAAAAACCAGCGACAGACGCTACTCTTGACTTAAAAGACAAGAGTTTATATGAAGAACTTGAAATCTGGCTAAAATACGTAAAAGTAGCAGAAAGCGGTAGCGTGCTAGCAGAGTTTAAGAAGTTAGGAATACAATGAGCGATATTATCTTAAAAAACCTTAGTTTTTCTAATATGTTTTCTTATGGTGCAATGAACAGTATTGCACTAAATCGCAATCGTATTACTCAACTTACTGCTGCTAATGGCTCGGGCAAAAGCTCTATTGCGCTTATACTACAAGAACTGCTGTACAGCAAAAACATTAAAGGCATTAAAAAAGGCGATATTATAAATCGCTATATCAAAGATAAAAACTGGTTTGGCAGCCTAGAGTTTAGCGTTAATGGCGTAGACTACAATGTCACTGTAAAGCGTTCAGGAGCTTCTACTAAAGTAGAGCTGTACAAAAACGGAGTTGATGTTTCTGAACATAAAGTTGTAGACACATACAAAAAGCTGCAAGACATTATAGGTCTAGACTTTGAAATTTTCTCACAAATCACTTATCAATCGTCAGTTGATTTGTTAGACTTTTTAAAAGCTACAGATACAAACCGTAAAAAGTTCTTAATCAATCTATTCAATCTTGAACGCTATATTGCTATTGGTGAGCGTATTAAAGCTCGCAGCAGTGAAGTTGACAAAGAGCTTGTAAAGCTGCAAGGTGAATTAAAGTCAGTTGAAGACTTTTTAAACAGTGCAAGCATACCAGAGCCGCTGCAATATCAGGCAGAAGTGCAGTTAGATACTTCTATGGCAGTTCGTGTTTCTGAAATAGACAACGAGCTACAAAACATTAATGCTACTTGTAAACGCATTGATAAAAACAATATGTATATAACTGAGCGTGATAAGCTATCTTTTGATATTTCTATGCAAGAGCCTACACCGTTTGCTTATACAAACGAATATCAAACGCTAAAGTTTGATTTAACTAGGTTAAACAGCGATATTCAAAGACTACAACAAGAACATGATAATGTTAGAATTAACGATA